CGCACTCGTAGCAATTTGAACGCCTTGTGTTTGTGCTAATGATCCTGCAACTGCACTCCTTGCCGTTCCTAATGCTGCCTCCTGTGCCAACGCTGATGCACCGATTGCCGCCTGTATAACTTGTTGTGCTACTAACTGCGTTAATAACTCTGCCAAACTTCCAATAATAGAACTTACAAAAGCATCCACCACCGCATTACCTGTACTTAACCCTGCTGACATCTCGGATGCTAATGCACTAAAAGAACTGCCCACCGCATTGCTAAATATATCAGCCGATAAAATAGCATTATCTAAATCCTTTTTAAATTCCTTTAATTGAGTTGTATCTAACCCATCTAAATTAACATCAATATCAACTCCTGTACTATCTAATAGCCTCTGGATGTCCTGTATAGCGTATAGTTTATTCTCAACCTCATCTAATTCACTTAAACTTAACCCCTTTAAATTAACCTCAACATCTAATCTAGCGGCTAGTTTAGAAAGTTCTTTTACTCTGTTTTCAACTTCTGCTATGTTTTTAAACTGAATATCTATCTCTAATAATTGGTCTGATAAAGCTAAAGCATCTTTTAACTCCGCCCCTGTATCTCTGTAAATATCCGCAACCCCATCAGCTGTTTTATAAGTACTTTCTAATATATCAGCATCAATATCTTTCTGTAATTGTTCAAACAGTTTCTGTTTTCTTTTTGCGTAAGTTTCATCAGGTTTTGTGGTTTTCGGTTTAACATCTTCTGGAATAACAACCTCATTAGCTTTAATAGTTGCCTCTAACTCAATTGTAGTTTTACCTATTTTTGATAGGTTATCAATTAAGCCTGTTTGTTTTTCTAGTAAGTCGTTTAAATTACTTGCAGCCTCTGCTCTTTTAATATCTGCACTCGCCAACGTACCAGCCGCCCCTGTTATTACATTTGATTGAGCTTTATAACTTGATGCCTGCTCCTCATTAGTTTTAACGACTGCGGAGGCTATTTCCTGTTGTAAGTCTTTTAATTGCTCATTTATTTCAAGCTCCTTTTCAGCGTTCTTTACTAAAAGATTTGTTGCCGCTGTTGCCTTTGCCCTTTTAATAATAGAGTTTGTTAGTAAGTCATAACTCGTTTTTGCTTGACCATTTAATAACGCCTCGTCTGATATGTCTTTAAAGTACCCTCCAAACTCATCACGAAGCCTTTTAATACCATCTAAACGTAATGCCTGTGAGTTGCTTGTATCCTCAATTTGAGACCTTAAAACGCTTAAATTAATTATCTGCTTTGCGGCACTCTTATCACCCTCTAACTCTGCCTTTCTTACATCGCTTAAACCCTCTATGTATTTATCTAAACTTTCTCTTAACTTCTTATTAGCATCTGCTAATTTTTCTGATGCCGTTTTACTTTTAAATAATTGACCATCATAAGAAACCATTAAGGAGGTTATTGCTGAAACTGCAAATAATACTCCTGCTGGTCCTAGTATAGAGCTACCCATTAATTTAAGAGCGGCAACGCCTCCTCCTGCTGATTTGCTTAAATATCCAAACTGCGATGTTAATTGTGTAATGTTATTAGCAACCCCTCTTATTCCATAAGGCGCATCTTGTATAACTTGTGAAAATGATGTTAATGTAGGTACTGCATTGGCTGTAGATTTACCTAAAGTATTCATCCCTTTAGCCGCTGTAACTGCTCCCTGCTGTAATGCTTTGCCTCCTTTACCGCTATCCTTTAATACCTGCTCAATGGTTTTACCACTCTTTGCGGCTTCTAAAGCCAGTTTCTTGAACTCCTTTTCGGTGATTTGTAGCTTCTTTAATAAATCCTGTATGTCCGCTCCTATTTGTACACTTAATTCAGCCATTTTTTTGTTTTAAATATTCTTTATATAAATCTAAATATTTAGCCTTATGCTCATCGCTTACCTGTATATTTTTCTTTTTACCTACTCTCCACCATTTATCCTCTCGTAAGCCTCGTAATCGTTTTGGGTTCTGATGAGGTGCTATGTATGTTACCCATGCCAAACGTCTTAATTTGTATTCCATACGCTCCTCTGACCTATTAAAACCAATAAGGCGAAGTGTAAACTCCGCCCATGACATTCTATATACATAATCTAACGATGGGCAATTTAACTCTGTTAAAGCCACCGAAATAACATCAGTTCCCCAATCTATTTTTTTTTTGAACCCTCACTCTTTTCATCATCCTTTGGTAAAAAATGCCCTTGTATTGTTTCCGTAAACCCTTTACTCCATTTTGCTAATATGCCCTCTGAATTATCAAAGTCATTAACACGCTCTAAATGTTCTACTAAATCCCTCTTTTTAATTGGTAATTCAACCTCATCTAACTCTGCCTCGCATTGTGCTGATAAATACATTAAATCAACCATATCAGAAATAGGGTTTTTAATTAAACTCTCTAACAAACCTTGTAAATCAGTATCGAACTTTTTTTGCGCCCTGCCTAAAAAATACAATCCAAATCCTAATTTAATCTCGTGTTTATTAATCGTTATTACCATTAGGTAGCATTAGGGTCTGTTGTAACAATAGCACCTGAACCGCTTAACGTTGCTGAAAATGTACTATTTGCATCTGCTGGCTGGTCTAAATTTAGGTCGCTGATTATTGCAGTACCGTAATAAATAGTGTCTGCCAATCCGCTGTCTAACTTCCAAACAACATCCGTTGCCGCCATTTGTTTAACCAATAACCAGTCATGTGATGCCAACGTGGTTTCTCCACCAACAGAAGTAGTATCAATGTACTCTCCATCCGCTGTAATATCATAACTAAATTGGTCTGCATTTCTTACTGTGTTTCCTGGGTCACATTTCGTATTACTTTCAATCGTGCTTAAAGCTGTTGAAAGGCTGTTACTTGTTAAACAAGCCACAGGCTTATAAGCTGATGTATCCCAAATTGATAAGATGCCTAACTTACCATGAATAATTGTTTCTCCTGCCATTTTATTAATTTTTTAATTTATGTAAATATAGTAATTATTAATTTATTGATAATTCAACTCTGATGAACTTTCTAAATATGTTTTCATTTTCTGTAACGCTTGATAAATCATTAGGAAAATCTAATTTTTGATGTATTATGTTTAAGCCTCCCTCCAGCGTTAAATCTGTTTCTAGGGCATTACGTACCGCCTCTGCTATATCATCCGCTAAAAGCCTGCTTCCTGTGTTTCCTGTGCCTATATATCTAGTCACTATATCTAAAAGAATAGAACTCTCCCACCTATCCCCACATTTTACCACCTCATCCACTCTATTGGTTTGTGTAGTCATCAAAATATAATATTTAGGAAGTGTTGATCCTGTTACTCTTGTATCGTAACATTTAACAGTATTTGTATTTACTGTAATACCACTCGCACCCCCTAAAAGTGTCCAAATGGCTTTCCTAACGTATTTATCTGGTAATGCTAATGTAATACTCATTTTGTCAACCTTTCTAATGCTTTCTCTAAATCATCTATATAATTAACTCTGCCCTGTACAAAGGCTGGATAAAGATAGGGTCTCGGTCTTATATCTACTCTTTTAATCCCTTTGCCTATAAACTTAATTGCAACTTCTTTTAACTCCTCTGGCACTTCAACCAAACCTCCTGTGCCAAACTCCATATAAGCCGAGTAAGGAGCTTCACCTGTGGCATTTGCTAATACTTTCCAATTTAATTTATCAATCTCTAAAGCTAATATATTTCGCCTTAACGTTCCTAAATCATAGGGTGCTAATCGTATTGCATCTCTTGCTATTTTAGTAGCATTATCAGCTGTCGCTAATTCAATCTCCTCAACGCCCTGCTTTCCAATCGCCTTTAACTGCTTTATCAGTTTATCATACCCTATAATCTTCATAACTCCGTTACGCTTGTTGTCATATCCCTTGTTGCTATTATCTCAATATCAACATCCATAAAATTCTCATTCGTTGGCGCATTCTGAACAATGTATTTAATATTTCTGTATAAAATGTATTGGTTTACTGCATTGTAATCAATATCATTTCTATATCTCGTTTTTATTATAATCGTATTAATAGGGTCTGTTATTCCTAAATCTGTCAATCTCCTGGAATTACCTGTTTCTATTTTTGCCCAACTTGTAGCCACTAACGTTTCACTCACAGTCGAGCCTCCATAACCATCAGCAACTGCCGCTGTTTGATAAAACTTAATGCGCTTACTATATTCTCTTGATTTCAAACTATAAACCTTTTTAAACTCTCCAGCGTTAATGTGCTTACAGGACTTAACATCTCTCGGAACGTTTTATCCGTTTCCTGCTCATAATACATTGCCTTAACCATTTCCTTTGCTAGTTGTATAATATCATCAGGAACATCTGTATAATCTGAATAACCTACATCTAAAACCAATGTAACCGCCTCGCTATCTATTGCATAATACACCGTATATAAATGCCTCACGTCTTTATCGTAATTTGTCTGGAAAGTAAGCGTCACATCAACACCATCTTCATCAATACCCTTGACTACTGAATTAATCGGGTGGTCGTAAATCCTAACACATCTGTTTGTTATTACATACTCTTTTAACGCCTGCTGGACCACTAATACATTGGTAACCCTTTCAATGTATCTAAACGCTGCATTAATCATGCTTGTTATTTCTGCATCCGTTTCATTCTGCGTATCATCAATGCGTAAGTAGGTTTTCATGGTAGATAGGGGCAAAACATCTATATAACTCATTTCTTTTCTAGTTTAAGTTTACGCCTTTTATCCTCTTCTAATAGATGTCCTAAATCTGTTCTCTTACCTGTGTAAGTATCTCCAACTCGGTAGGTCTTTTTCTCCTGTATGCAGTAAAACCCTATTTTAACTTTTGCCATTTTGTAAGTTTTGTTAAAGTTAGTAAATTAATTCCATTTATAAAGATGAAAAATATACAGCCCTTTTGCGACGTGTGTTGTAAATCCTGCCTGCTTTACATCTGTAGTAAAATGATTATCAAAATTACTTTCATTCTCTCTAAATTTTACTTTATTCCAAACAGACTTATGAAATACCATACACACTCCAGCAATCGGCATCTTTGTTCTTTGTAGTGTAGTTTCCCATAACCCCCATAACTCATCGAATTTCTTTTTATGAATGCTTATATCACTTTCATCATAAAGCTCATGTACGACGTTTAAATTGTCTTTACGTAGTCTGTTAACCATACAAGTAATAACCTGTGATTTATCAGCCTTATCTGTTATCTCTTTTAGACGTTCTGCAAAGCCGTTAAATTTTAAGGTGTCTTGGTCTGTTATGCAAATCCAACCGCTTAATGGTCTTATTGCCTTGTTGTATTGACCGCCTATGTTTCTATCATAAGCAAACGGTTGTAAGAAGTGTATCATAAAACAAATATATAAAAAAAAGCGTTCCAATTAAGAAACGCCCTTTTCTGTCTAACCAATAAACAAACACTATGTAGAAGTAAAATCTCCATATATCATTGAGTCTGGTCGGTGTATTGCTAAACCAACTTGTGCCTCAATTCTTGCTGTAATGTTGTTTTTGCGGAAGTTATCTTCATCCTCTGTTGAGAATTGTAAAGATAAGCCCTCTGTAACAACTTTACTTATTTGCGCCCAGTTACCAACATAATATTTAGATGCTGCTAAAAAGTTCGCTCTATAAATAGGAATGCCATTAATTCTTAATTGACCACCATCTAACGAAACAATACCAGGAAGTCCGTATCCTGCTCCTGTACTCTTTTCAGTTACCAAAATATCCCAGTAATCAGCTGGCGTAACTACGATACCATCAGCGCCCCAGTTAGAACCCTCTAACGTGGCTATCTCTGCCAATAACATTTCTATTTTATTCTGTCCTGTAATCACTTGACTTGAAGCCGTTGCTCCTGTCGCTAACGCTGTATTAAATACAGAGTTTTCAGCATCAAAATAAGAACGTCTTAACTCGCCTGGTAAGAAACTTTCTAGGAAAGGTAAGTTATTAG